AATTGAATGTGATTATATGATTATAAACGCATCTGATGAAAATAATGTAGATACAGTTCGTAATAAAGTTAAAAACTTCGCATCATCGCAAGGTTTTAAGAATTACAAAATAGTAATACTTGATGAGTTTGATTATATGACACCAAACGCACAAGCAATACTTAGGAATCTTATGGAAACGTTTTCAAAACATTGTAGGTTTATTTTGACCTGTAACTATGTTGAGAAAATTATTGAACCTATTCAAAGTAGGTGTCAAACATTCCAAATAATTCCACCAACTAAAAAAGATGTAGCTGTGCAAATGGATAAAATCTTAAAATCTCAAAACGTAGTTTATAAGGTTGAAGATTTAGTTCCAATTATAGATTCAGCATATCCTGATATTAGAAAGGTAATAAATACCTGTCAACTTAATTCATTTAAAGGTGAATTAAAAGTATCTAAAAATGATTTAATGGATGCAGATTTTAAATCAAAAATCATAGAAATTCTAAAATCATCAGATGATACTAGAAACAAATATACTAAAATAAGAAAAACTGTAGCTGATTCAAAGGTGCAGGATTTCACAGAAATGTATTCGTTACTTTATGATAAAGTAGATGAATATGCAAATGGGAGTGTAAGTGGAGTAATTTTAGTATTAGCAGAAGGTCAACACAGAGATGCGTTGGCAGTTGATAAAGAAATTCCATTTATGGCAACAATATTAAATATATTATCAAACACTAAATAAATTATGGCAAAACAATTGAAATTCGATGAATCCGCTAGAGAATCCTTAAAGAATGGATTGGATACATTGGCAAACGCAGTTAAGGTTACATTAGGACCAAAGGGTAGAAATGTTCTACTACAAAAACAACATGGAGCACCGCATATTACAAAAGATGGGGTATCTGTTGCAAGAGAAATCGAATTAGAAGATGTATTCGAAAATATGGGAGCTCAGTTAGTTAAAGAAGTTGCATCCAAAACCGCTGATGAGGCTGGTGATGGTACAACAACAGCTACAGTCCTTGCTCAAGAAATAGCTACATTAGGATTTAAGGCAGTTGCAGATGGGGCAAACCCAATGGAACTTAAAAAGGGAATAGAAGATGCAGTTAAGATGGTAGTTAGGGAATTGGGTAACCAATCCGTTATAATCGGTTCTGATAAAGATAAGATTAAACAAATAGCAACTATATCATCAAACAATGATTCTGTAATCGGTGAACTTATTGCTGGTGCTTTTGAAAAAGTTGGTAAAGATGGTGTTATTACTGTTGAAGAAGGTAATGGTATCGAAACTTATATGGAGTTAGTTGAAGGAATGCAATTTGATAAAGGATATGTATCACCTCACTTCGTAACCAGTCCAGAGAAAATGATGGCTACTTATGATAATCCATACATCTTATTATATGATGGTACGTTATCATCTATGAATGATATTCTTCCTTTATTAGAGGGAGTATCGCAAGAGAGTAGACCACTTATTATTATCGCTGATGATTTAGCAGGAGAAGTTTTAGGAACTTTAGTTGTTAATAAGATGAGAGGTAATCTTCAAGTATGTGGAGTTAAAGCTCCTGGCTTCGGTGATAGAAAGAAAGAAATGATGAACGATATTGCAGTACTAACTGGAGGTCAGTTTGTTTCTCCTGAAGTTGGTATTACATTAGATAACATAACATTAGGTGAGTTAGGTAGTTGTGAAAAGATTACAATAAGTAAAGATACAACCACAATTGTAAATGGAGGTGGAGATTCTGAGGGAATCATTGAAAGAATTACTCATATCAAAACATCTATTGAAAACTCTACATCAGATTATGATAAAGAAAAACTTCAAGAAAGATTAGCTAAACTAAGTGGTGGTGTTGCTAGATTAAACATCGGTGCTGGTTCTGAGGTTGAATTGAAAGAAAAGAAAGATAGAGTAGATGATGCATTACATGCAACTAGAGCAGCAATTGAAGAAGGTATTGTTGAAGGTGGTGGAATTGCATTACTGAAAATACAAAATAGTTTTGGGCTATTTGACAATAGTCAATATCAAAAGGAATCAAAATCATACTTAGAAGGGGTTGATATTATAAAAGCTACATTGGCTTCACCACTCGCACAAATCTTAAACAATTGTGGAGTTGGTTTAAAAGATGATGTTGTAAATTATATTAAAGAAAATGGTGGAGGATATGATGCTAAGAATGAGAAATTCGTAGATATGTTCGAAGCTGGTATAGTTGACCCTAAGAAAGTTACTAGATGTGCTATTGAAAACGCAGCATCTATAGCTGGAATGATTCTAACTACTGAATGTATGGTAGTTAATAAACCTAAAGAAGAAGTAAATGGCTAATTCAATGTTCACTTGGGTTCAAGTAGAAAACTTAAATAGTGGTTCTAAGGAAAAGTTAGAAAAATTATTATCACCTGAAAGTGGTTCGTATCAATTAGATGCATCTACTTTTTCAGAAAGATACTTTGATGGAAACGAACCATCTGAATCATATGATAAGTATTCTTTTAGAATAGATGAATATGGAGCTAAGTGGTGGTATATATCAGATTGTTATGATAATGGTGAAGATGTAGAATTTACTATTGAAAGTGCATGGTCTGTACCACAAAATCTACTTGAAAAACTAAGAGATTGGTTAGTTAAAGAAAATACAGAAGTAATTGTAAGAGGAACTTACGAAGATGAATCATATTCCCCAACAGGCGCATTTATATATGCAAAGGATTATGATGATATCGAAGATACCGATATAGAATTTGATGATATAGACTATGATAAACTTTATGAAGATGATGAATATAGAGATTCATTAGACCAAAAAAGATTTGATTTATCAGATAGTTTATACAAATCATATACAGAAACCCTAAAAGAAAATAAAGATGGCTAAAATTATAGGAATGAATGGTGGAGGTAAAAACACACCACCAAGCGGACCAGCTGGTCCACAACAACCAAAGATAGATTTATCTAAAGCAAAGGAAATGTGTTGTACTCATTGTGGAGGTACGATATTTATACCAGGTCAAAAGTTTTTGACTATTTCAAAAATTATTACTGGTACACCACAAGATGCTATTATTCCTGTTGAGATATGGTTATGTGGAGATTGTGGGGAAGTAAACGAACAACTATTACCTAAAGAATTTCAAACTAAAACAAATGGCTAAATCATTATTTGACCACATAAAGGCAATTACAAATGAACAGAATCCAAAGTATTTTGATACTTTAGAAGAAATGGATTTAAAGACATGGAGTAATTATATGATTCATAGATTTTTATCAATGAATTCTGATTGGATAGATTTAATAGCAGAGTTACAACCATATACTCAAGCCTTACCACCAAAAGCATTGTATTTAGCATACATTGGTATCCTACCAAAAGGTAGACATTATCTAAGATATGTTAAAGGTAAGAAAGACCAAAAGTATGAAGAGTGGTTGTTAGATTTATTAAAGATAGATTATGAATGTTCTAAAAGACAAGCTACAGAGTATTTAGAAATACTTTATGCAACTAGAGAGGGTAGAGAACACATAAAATATATCTGTGAAAAGTATGGAACAGATAAAAAGCAAATAACAAAACTAAAATTAAAGGTATAAACCCTTGGATATATCAAATATATTTTGTATATTTGGTACAATAAAAGTTATAAATGGGAGAACAGGACAATTTATCCAAATTTGGTAATTCATTTCAATCAAAAGTAATATCAGCTTTATTAACAGATGAAAAGTTTTTAGATAAACTTCAAGAAGTGATATCACCGAAGTTTTTTGAATCTGATTCAAATAAATGGATAGTTGATGAAATTATTGATTACCACGAAGAATATAGAAAACCACCATCAATGGATGTTTTCAAACATAAATTAGCAACGTTGGATAATGCTATTCTAAAAACAACAGTGGTTGAACAACTTAGACATGTTTATACTCAAATTGGGCATGTTGATTTAGATTACATCAAAAAAGAATTTACATCCTTTTGTAGAAATCAAAATCTAAAGGGAGTAATATTACAATCAGTTGATTTACTAAAAGCTGGAAACTTTGATAGAATTAAAGATTTAGTAGATAAAGCTATGAAGGTTGGTACTGAAACTGATTTGGGACATGATTATAAAGATGATTTTATATCTCGTATGGAAGATGTAAAACGTTCAACAGTCCTTTCTGATTGGAAACCTATTAATGATTTAATGGATGGAGGATTAGGACCAGGTGAATTAGGAGTTGTAGTTGCACCATCGGGTGTAGGTAAAACTTGGATTCTAACTGCTTTAGGAGCATCTGCGGTAAGACAAGGGTTAAGTGTTGTTCATTACTCAATGGAGCTATCTGAGCACTATGTAGGAGCAAGATACGATACAGTGTTCTCACATATACCATCATCTGATATAAAAGAGAAGAGAGATATAGTAGAAGAAAAAATTAGAGGATTAAAAGGAAGGTTAATGATTAAGTACTTTCCACCAAAAGGTGTATCCTCCAAAAAGATTGCACAACATATTGATAAGATGATTGCAGCTGATAATAAACCAGATTTAATTATATGTGATTATGCTGATTTATTATTATCACATTCAAATAAAACTGATTCAACATATGCTGAGCAAGGTGGTGTTTATATAGATTTAAGAGGACTGAGTGGAGAGTATGGAATTCCCATTTGGACAGCATCACAAACGAATCGTTCAGCAATAGATTCAGAAGTTATTGAAGCAGATAAAATATCTGATTCATATGCAAAGGTAATGAACGCAGATTTCATTATGAGTTGGAGTAGAAAAGCTAAAGATAAATTAAACAATACTGCTAGGGCTCACATTATGAAAAATAGGTTCGGACCAGATGGAATTACCTTCCCTTGTAAGATGGATACCAATACAGGTTTCATAGAAGTTTATGATGGACAATCATCCGAAGGTATGTTATCAACTAAAGAATCAGCTAGTGGTGAAAGCCAAAGAAAACAGCTGTTGCACAAAAAATATGTGGAAAATATGGGCTTTTCGAAGTCTACCACAAATGGGGATAGTATGGGATTTTAAAATACTATCAAAAAAAGTGTATGTATTAGGATTTTTTTTCCTGTATATACTATAGTTATATTCACCGAAGATAATTTTCGGTATAATTCAAATTAATAAATAAAGAAAAATTTTATGGCAAATTCACAAGAACTATTCGAACAAATTAAAGAGTTATATACTCAATTCGAAGCAGAGCACAATGGAACAACTAAAGCATCTAAATCAAGAGCTAGAAAAGCAATTGGTGAGGTTAAGAAGCTTGTAACAGATTACAGAAAAGCATCAGTAGACGAAACTAAATAAAAAGTTATAGACAATGAGCAAACTATTTACAGAACGTATTCCGTTCAAACCATTTGAGTACCCAATATATCATACAGAAGGTTGGTTAAAACAAGCACAGGCATTTTGGTTACATACTGAAATCCCCATGTCTGGTGATGTTAAAGACTGGAATGAAAGATTGACTAATGAAGAAAAGCATTTGGTTGGTAATATTCTTTTGGGGTTTGCTCAAACTGAATGTGCGGTATCCGATTATTGGACTAATATGGTTACCGATTGGTTTCCTAAACATGAGATAAAACAAATGGCTATGATGTTTGGTTCGCAAGAAACAATTCATGCTACTGCTTACTCATATTTAAATGAAACTTTAGGGTTGGATGACTTTTCAGCATTTCTGCACGAACCTGCAGTTGCTGAGAAGTTTGAACTCCTTACATCTACCACAGCCGATTGGAAACATGAGGATTTACAAACAAATCCAAAGGCAAGACAAGAAGTTGGTAGAAGTTTAGCAATATTCTCAGCATTCGCTGAAGGAGTATCTCTATATTCATCATTTGCAGTGTTGTATTCATTCCAAATGAGAGATTTATTAAAAGGTATAGGACAACAAATGAAGTGGAGTGTAAGAGATGAATCTCTACATTCTAAGATGGGTTGTCAATTATTCAGACATATGTGTGATGAATACCCTGAATTAAAAGATGAATGTAAAGAATCAATCAATAAAGCAGCTGAACTTATTGTTCAATTGGAAACAAACTTTATTGATATGATATTTGAAAAGGGGAATTTAGAAAATCTTGATAAAGAAGATTTAAAAGAATTTATTAAAGATAGAACAAATCAAAAATTACAAGAGTTAGGTTACAAACCAATTTTTGAATTTGATAAAAAGAAAGCAGAAAACTTAGAATGGTTCTATCACTTAACTGGTGGACTTACTCATACTGATTTCTTCGCTGTTAGACCTACTGATTATAGTAAGGCTAATGAAGGAGAAGATTGGGGAGATTTATTTTAAACAATTAAATAATTAAAAATGGCTAAAAACTACGGCGATGAACATGGTTGGGAGTTGGGAGTTGATTTCCCAGAGTGGGCGAACACCGAAATCTATGTAAAAACCATCTCAAAAGGTTACTTACTTGAAGGTGAAAAACCAAAAGATGCATATTGGAGAGTTTCTACTAAAGTAGCTCAACGATTAAATAAACCACAATTAGCATCAAAATTCTTCGATTACATATGGAAGGGTTGGTTATGCTTAGCAACACCAGTTCTTTCGAATACAGGCACCGATAGGGGATTACCTATATCTTGCTTTGGTATTGATGTTGGTGATTCAATATATGAAATTGGTAACAAAAACTTAGAGTTAATGTTACTCGCAAAACATGGTGGTGGAGTAGGTGTTGGTATTAATATGATTAGACCAGCTGGTTCTAACATTACTGGCAACGGAACATCTGATGGTGTTGTACCATTTGCTAAAATATACGATTCTACAATCTTAGCTACAAATCAAGGTTCAGTAAGAAGAGGAGCAGCATCTGTTAATCTTAATATTGAACATGAAGATTTTGAAGATTGGTTAGAAATCAGAGAACCCAAAGGAGATGTAAATAGACAATCGCTAAATCTACACCAATGTGCGGTAGTAGGTGATAAGTTTATGAGAAAACTTCAAGATGGTGAACCTGATGCTAGAAGAAAGTGGGGTACATTACTTCAAAAGAGAAAAGCAACTGGTGAACCTTATATTATGTACAAAGGTAATGTTAATAAGGCAAATCCAGAAGCATATAAGAAAAACGGATTAAAAGTACATATGACTAACATATGTTCTGAGATTACTTTACATACTGATGAAAATCATTCATTCGTATGTTGTTTATCTTCATTAAACTTATCCAAATATGATGAGTGGAAAGATACTGATTTAGTTTATACAGCAACTTGGTTTTTAGATGGGGTTCTAACTGAATTCATTCAAAGAGCTAAAAATATGAGAGGATTTGAAAATTCCGTTGCATCTGCTGAAAAGGGTAGAGCATTGGGATTAGGGACTTTAGGTTGGCACACATACTTACAGAAAAATGGTTTACCATTTGAAGGTATGGATGCTCAATATGAAACTCGTAAGATTTTTTCTCAGTTAAAGATAGAATCAGAAAGAGCAAGTAGGGATATGGGTGAAGAATTAGGTGAACCTTTATGGTGTAGAGAAAGTGGTATGAGAAATACTCACCTCCGAGCTATAGCACCTACAGTTAGTAACTCCAAATTAGCTGGAAACGTATCAGCTGGTATTGAACCTTGGGCTGCAAATGTATTTACCGAACAAACTGCTAAAGGAACATTTATTAGAAAAAATACTGAATTGGAAAAGGTATTAAGAAAAGCTGGTATCAATGTTAAAGATACGTGGGATAGGATAATGGAAGATGGAGGTTCAGTACAAGGTTTAGATGAATTAAACAAATGGTGTTTTTTAAATGGAAAGATGGTATCTTGTGAAGATATCCAAAACGGAGATAGACATAAAACATATCCCGTTAAAGATGTATTCAAAACATTTAAAGAAATCAACCAAATGGATTTAGTGAAGCAAGCTGGTGTAAGACAACAATACATAGACCAGGGTGTTTCTTTAAACTTAGCATTCCCTTCGATAGCATCACCGAAGTGGATTAATCAGGTAACAATGGAAGCTTGGAAACAAGGAATTAAAACATTGTACTATATGAGAACTGAATCAGTTCTTAGAGGTGATATAGCACAACGAGCGGTTGACCCCGATTGTGTTGCGTGTGATGGATAATTAATTAATAATAGGAGAAATTATGTTAGAAGTAAAAAAGTTCGAAGCTGATTGGTGTGGTCCTTGTAAAGCACTTAAACCAATATTAGAAAATGTAGTAAATAAATTTGGAAATACCGTTAATTTTTCGTATATTAACATAGACGAACAATTTGAAGTTGCACAGAAGTATCATGTACGCTCTGTACCAACTGTAATAATTGAAAAAGATGGGGTAGAAGTAAACAGATTTGTAGGAGTACAATCAGAATTAGCTTATACGAATAGTATTAATGAAAATTTATAAATGCCAATAAGAAGAGGTCAGACTCATCCATCAGCAAAGTTAACGGATGAGCAGGTTATACAAATTAGAAAGTTATGGAAAATGGGACATCGCAACGTAAGAGTGATGGCTCGTAATAACAAAGTATCCTCAGCGAATATAAACAAAATTGTAAACAACCGAACCTGGCAACACTTAAATGAGTTTTGGTCTGGGAGTTTATGAAGGAATATTGTGATACATCTAAATTATCAGTAAGAAAGATTTCTAAATCTGTAGCTAAAGATATAATAGTAAAAAATCACTATTCACATCTTTGGACTAAAGTATCTTACTCATTAGGATTGTACATTGAGGATGATTCTCATCAATTTTTTGATGCATCCGATAAACTTATAGGTGTAATATGTTATGGTGACCCGATTGGAAGATTAAGTGGTCAATCATTATCACCTCTCTTAGATAGAACTGAAGTTTTAGAATTAGTTAGAGTATTTGTATTTGATGATTATGGTTCAAATATAGAAAGTTGGTTCTTAGGGCAAAGTTTTAAGTGGTTAAGAAAAAACGCAACACAAATAAAAGGATTAATATCATATTCAGACCCAAAAGAAGGACATGCTGGTACAATATATCAAGCTACCAATTGGATATATCAAGGTAACTCATTGAGATACAATGATAGTTGGAGTTTTAAATTTACAGAAGATGGGGAGTGGCAGCATGGTAGAACGATATTTCCATACTATGGAACGAATGACCCAAAGAAAATACAAGAACAAGTAGATAAAGTATTTTGGATTCGTAAAGAACCAAGAAAACATAGATACGTTTACATTCTATCAAAGGGCGGTGAACGTAAAAAATTACTTAAAACATTAAAACACCCATCACAACTATATCCAAAAAGTGATGAAGTAAGCGAATTAGAAATTAAAAGATTAGAACCAATTGAAAGAAGAGGGTAAATTTTATTGTGATGCATCCAAAGTGTATGTAGCACCAATAGCAAAATCTATAG